AGTGATAACAAAACCAGAGTCGATATGGTACAATATTGGACGAAGGCAAACATGGAGTGCGAGATGGAGATGAGACAAGGTGTCTTATATGATCCAAGGCAAGACCTCCAATACCCAACCCCAAAAGATATGTTATGAATCAAGATGAAGAGCTAAAAGCAATGTTTGGCGATGAGACGACAGACGTCATTGAACATGACCCTGCCCCTCCTCCAGCAAAAATCGAAGCACCCAAGGATGAGAAACTTGATACTGACTTCGAATATGCTAGAGATAATATGTACCAAGCAATGGAGATGCAGAATGAAGCAATGGCTGAGATGCTTGAGGTAGCAAAAGCATCAGGTCACCAACGTGCATTTGAAGTTTTTGGCTCAATGTTTTCTCAGTTTACGGATGCCCAAGTAAAGTTGATGGGCATTCATCAACAGAAGTCTAAAATAGAACAGACTGAAGGTAAAATGCCAACTACAACAAATATTCAACAAAACCTTGTTGTTGGCACTACAAAAGACTTACTCAGAATGGTGAAAGAGAAATGAGTCAAAAACATTATGTAAGCAACCCTTTGATCAAGGCATCAAATCAGAAACAAGAGTTTACTGAAGAGCAGATTGAAGAGTATAAAAAATGTCACGCAGACCCAATATATTTTATTGAGAAATACATCCAAGTGGTCCACCTTGAGAGAGGGTTGGTGCCATTTGAACTATACGATTTTCAGAAAAGGATGGTCAACACCTTCCATGAGAATCGTTTCACCATTTGTAAAGTTGGTCGACAGTCAGGTAAATCAGTTACAGTCATAGCATATATTTTATGGTATTTGCTTTACAATGAGAATGTTAGTGTTGCTTTACTTGCAAACAAAGCACAAACATCTCGTGAACTTTTAAGTAGGATGCAACTCGCTTATGAAAACCTCCCATGGTGGCTTCAACAAGGTGTTGGAGTTTGGAACAAAGGTTCGTTTGAACTGGAGAATGGTTCAAAAATTATTTCTTCTGCTACTAGTTCCTCTGCCATTCGAGGTAGTTCTTTTAATATGGTATTTCTCGATGAGTTTGCATTCGTGGAGAACAACTTAGCAGAAGATTTCTTTAGGTCGGTGTTCCCAACTATTTCCTCAGGTGCATCGACAAAACTTATTATCGTCTCAACTCCATACGGAATGAACCACTATTACAAAATGTGGAAAGAGGCAGCAGAAGGTAGATCTACTTTCGTACCAATCGAGGTACACTGGTCTGAGGTACCAGGCAGAGATGAAAAATGGAAAGAAGAGACTATCAAAAATACATCAGTCGAACAGTTTAGACAAGAGTTCGAGACGCAGTTTATAGGATCAGATGATACCCTTATCAACCCTGATGTTTTACAAGCATTGAAATGGGAAAGACCAAAATTTCAAAAATCAAATCTAACCATTTACGATGAACCCAGTACCAACTTTACTTATGCTCTAACAGCAGATGTTGCCTTGGGCAAAGGTAAAGATTATTCTGCCTTTATTGTATGGGATGTCACGCAAATCCCATATAAACTGGTGGCAACGTACAGGGATAATTTAATTACACCACTGGTGTTTCCGAATGTCATTTTTAGTTTGGCAAAGCAATATAATAATGCTTACGTGCTAATCGAAGTTGATGGGTCAGGGGCACAAGTGGGTGATATTTTACGATATGATTTAGGATATGAGAACCTTATAATGACGTGGAATGCAGGTCGTAATGGTTTACAAATATCAAGTGGATTTAAGAAATCTGCAATCATGGGTATCAAGATGACACATCCCGTTAAAAATATGGGATGCATGACCATTAAAAATCTTATTGAGCAGGACAAGGTTTTGTTAAGAGACTACCACCTGATCAATGAGTTTTATTCTTTCGCACAAAAGGGTCAGTCCTGGGAAGGTACTCCAGGCAATCATGATGATATGGTGATGTGCTCCGTTAGTTTTGCGTGGTTGGTTGCTCAGAGGTATTTCTCTGAGGCAACTGACGTCAACCTAAGAGAAAATCTATTAAATGACGTAACAGAGGAGGAGTGGGACAACTTGACCCCATTTGGGTTTATTGAAGATGGTCTTGCTGAGGTTCCAACTGAGATTCCACATGTAGCAAGGGAAGGTTCTGACGACTGGTTGGACAATCCTGGGCATTCATGGCTTGGAACTTGAAACTCGCGAAACCCTAAATAACTCGCAATACTTCTGCTGACGTTTATCAAAATCTAGGAGTAAGATGTCATTTCCAATTTCACCAGGTGTTAATGTTCGTGAGATTGACCTAACTACGGGAACTCCCGTTATCTCAACATCGATTGGTGCCACGTGTGGCCAATTCAACTGGGGTCCTGTAGATGAGAGAGTACTTATCTCATCCGAGGTCGATCTGAGAACCAGGTTCCAAAAACCTGACGATAACAACTTCGCGCACTATTATACTGCTGCGAACTTTTTATCTTACAGTAACAACCTTAGAGTTGTCCGTGTAGTCGACAACGATACAGCACTGAATTCAACAACAGATGGTGTAGGTAAACTGGTAAAAAATCAGAATGAATACGTAAGCATGGACCCTGATCAGGGTGGTGCTATTGATTCAACTGCAAATCGCCACTGGATCGGAAAATATCCAGGTGATTTGGGTAACTCCCTTGGAGTATCCCTTTGCCCTGCTGATAAGCCAGAAGCACCACTAACTGGAAACGTATCCATTACAGGAACTTCCGTTGTTGGTTCAGACACACTTTTCGACGACGAATTAGAAGTCGGAGACACAATAGTAGCAGGTGCTAATTCATACATCATAGCATCTATAACAAGCAACACTGGTGCTTCAGTTATGTACGCAAATGGCGACGTTGTCGACATTGCAGATGCTGTTAGAAGCACTTATTCAAATTTCGAGGCAAATGGTTCAGGCACAATCAGCATGACCGCCAACTCAACTGAGGTTATTGGTACTGGTACCAACTTCTCAGGTGATATCAATGTTGGTGATGTTATTGTTGTAGGTGCAAACACTGTTGAGATTACAGGTGTAACCAATGCCACTCACATGACCACAAACGTACCTGTAAGTGCTAATGCAGTTGCTTCTGGCACAGAATACATTCGCAGGTGGAAGTTTGCACTAAGTTTCGACCAAGCACCAGGCACTTCAACATTCGCTGCAACTGCCAATGGCGCCAATGATGAATGCCATATCGTAGTATATGACTACAGAGCAGTCTGGTCAGGTGTTGAGGATGAAATCCTCGAATCTTATGAAAACGTATCAGTGGCAAAAGATGCTAAGTCCCCTGAGGGATCGGCAATCTATTACAAAGCAAGAGTTAACAACACTTCCTCTTTCGTGTCTTTTGTTAAACATCCAACTGTTGCAGACAATGGTCAAGCAGGAGATTGGGGACAAGCAGCAAGAGATCGAAACTTCACCGTTGTCCGTGGTAATTTCTACTATGAGATGTCAGGTGGATCAAGTGGAGACAATGTTTCAGTCGGCGACTTACTACTTGGCTGGGACTTGTTCAATGATGTTAATGCTGTCACAGTATCAATCCTTGCCATGGGTAAGGCACCTGAAGGTGATGGTGCTGCTCTTGCCAATCATATTATCAATATTGCTGAGCAACGCAAAGATGCTGTTGCCCTTATCAGTCCTGAGTTTGGTGACGTAGTTATGCAGTCTGGATATGAACTCTCAAACCTCAAAGGTTTCAGAAATAGTATCAAGTCTTCAACTTACGCCATTCTTGACACTGGTTATGGCTATCAGTATGACAAGTACAATGACACATATCGATGGGTACCTCTCAATGGTGACCTCGCAGGTATTTGTGCCAGAACTGACCAAGAGGCAGACACCTGGTTCTCACCTGCTGGATTCCAAAGAGGTTTACTTAACAACCCAATCAAACTGGCATTTAATCCTATCCAAGCACAACGTGATGAACTTTACAGGATTGGATATAACCCAGTTGTAGCATTCCCTGGTCAGGGTGTGGTTCTTTTTGGTGACAAAACCTTGTCTCCAAAGCCAAGTGCGTTTGACCGCATTAATGTTCGCCGACTTTTCATCTACATGGAAAAGGTTATTGGTGAGGCAGCAAGAACTCAACTCTTCCAGTTCAACAATGCTTTCACACGGGGTCAGTTTCAATCTCTCGTGGAGGGATTTTTACGTGGAATCGCTGCTGGACAAGGCATTCAAGATTATGCTGTTGTCTGCGATGACACGAACAATACACCTGACATAATTGATAGCAACAAGTTCGTTGCCGACATTTTCGTCAAGCCAACGAAGTCAATCAACTTTATCAGACTGTCCTTCGTTGCAGTACGTTCTGGTGTATCCTTCTCTGAGGCAATCGGAGCAGTATAAGGAACTAATGGCAGATATAGACCAGTTCATTAGAAATTTTAGTTTTGCTGGTGCAAGACCATCACTGTACGAGGTATTAATTATCAACGTACCTGATGTCTTTGAGTCAAGTGAGCAGATGATTTACTTATGTAAATCTGCCATGCTACCTGCGTCCACCATTGGCAACATTCCTATCCCATTCATGGGTAGGCAAGTTAAGTTGCCTGGTGTAAGAACCTATGAAGATTTTACGTTAGGTTTCTACAATGATGAGGACTTTGCTATTAGACATGCATTCGAAAAGTGGATGCACAAAATGGCAAAGTTCAAATCAGTTTATGGTAGTAACGTAAAAATTGGAGATGAAGGTATAGCAACCGACGTCTGGGTATCGCAGATGACTAAAGACGGACAATATGCAAGAGAATATAGATTCGTCAAAGCATTCCCTGTGTCAGTTAGTTCCATTGAGTTGGGATATGACCAAGGTGAAACGATTGAAGAGTTTACTGTTCAGTTTGCATATCAGTACTTTGACATACCTGCTCCTGCTGCGCAGTCTATATCAGCAGATGGTGAGAGTGGTAGCGGTGGCGGTACGCCAGACTTTACATAACAAAAGGAGTTAGATGTCTAATATTGACGAGTTCATTAATAATTTCCAGTTCGCTGGTGCTCGTCCTTCTTTATACCAAGTAACGATTGGTTCAGTTGATGGTATATTTGAATCCGATGAGCAAATGCAGTTCATGTGCAAAAATGCTCAGTTGCCAGCATCAACAGTCGGAGCCATAACAGCCAACTTTCTGGGCAGACAAATCAAGTTGCCTGGTGTAAGATCATACGAAGATTTGGCACTTACGTTTTATCTTGATGAAGATATGAATGTAAGACACCAGTTTGAGAATTGGATGCATCAGATGGCTAAGTTTAAGTCAGCATATGGGTCAAATGTACGTATCGGAGAAGAAGGTATAGCGACTGATTTAAAAGTCGAGCAAATGTCCAAAGACGAAAATGTATTAAGACAATACCGATTCGTTAAAGCATTCCCTACAAGTGTATCACAGATTGACCTTGGATATGACCAAGGTGAGACTTTAGAGGAATTCACAGTAACCTTTGCGTATCAATATTTTGATATACCTGAGCCATCTGCTCAGTCTATCGACAGTACGCAAGAATAACACAGAATAAATTATGGCACTCAAACTTTTCGGTTTTACTATCGGGAGGGATGACAGTGATAAGGTTTTAACCTCTCAGTCTTTCACTGTACCAGAACTCGAGGATGGGATATCTCCCATTGCCTCGGGTGCTGGCGCATATGGTACTTTCCTTGATTTGGAAGGTACTGTTAAGAATGAATTTGACCTGGTTAGCAGATACCGTCAAATGTCTCTCCAACCAGAATGTGAGACGGCAATCGACGATATTATCAATGAGATTATTGTTGATACTGGGAAATCTGATCTTATTTCTCTCAACCTCGAATCGCTGAATATCGGCGAAAAAGTCAAGACACAACTGCGAGATGAGTTTCGCAAGATACTTCGATTGATGGATTTTCGTAATCAAGGTTACGATATCTTCAAACGATGGTATGTTGATGGACGCATCCACTATCACTTAGTTATTGATCCTGAGAGTCCTGACAAGGGCATCACAGAGATGAGACTTATTGATGCTCTCAAGATCAAAAAGGTTCGTGAGACAATGGTGTTGACTTCTCAAGAGCAGGATAAGATGAGACGCATGGATATTGGTGTCCCAAAGACCCAAGACTATTTCATGTATAATCCTCAAGGTTTCTACCAGACTGGTGGAGCATC